CATGATGGTATCATTGCACAGATCTGAGGGGATCTCAACCGGTAGTGTGCCACCTTGCCAACTGGTTTTTATACTTCACTTTCCTCCAATAAATGTGGGTAGTATTCTTCTACTTCTGCAATCAATTCATCGACCGAATACTCATCATAAGTTGTTTTGAGTGCATCACATGCAAGTTGACATAACATTTCCATATCCATACCATCAACGATGGTGTCAATCATGTTTTGTTGGAGTTCATCACGGTCGATGATTTTGTCCATGGTTTCAGTCATTTTGGTGTGAAGATAAGATTTGATAAGTGACATATTAACACGCCATTCCCATTGCAGAATTGTAGATCTGAGGGATCATAGATTCGTCGGTTACTTGATAACCATAACCATGAGTACGGGAATCAAACTCATACTGAAAATCTTTTTTGTTGATGTAACGCTTGGACTGAGTTTTGCCCATGAAAGTAACAACTTTGAGCATCAAGCGATTGTGAATCTGACCCGTAGCAAATTTAACGGGGTAGAAGTCAACAACCATGTTGCCATCTTTGGAAGTGAGTTGCATTGCGGTGAAATCCCTTTGACTCTTATAGAATACACGGAATCCCCCGCAGTGGGGGAAATTGGGTACAGTTCAGGCAGTGGCACACTGATTCATGATCCATGCAAGTTCTTCAATAGACTCACAGGTCTCATTCAGAACCTCGTAAAATTCCATGTCAATATCGCCACGATTGTAAAGAATCTTTAACATCGTGGGCAGGTCTGCATCCGTCAGGGTTTGACGGCGTTCCCAGAACTTGAGACGCATAGGATTCAACTGTTAAGGTGCGTTGCGGACGGGTCTCCCCTCCACTTCCTTACAATACCAAGACCCCAGACCCAGTGCGGTATCGGTTGATACCGTTTTCGACATTAGTTTGGGTTTTTTTCATAACGGGACCAGAGGACGGGTTCTAGGTCATCCGATTCGGTCCCGATGCAGGAAAAACCTTAAATGTTAAAATACGCCCCTCACTTTCAGTTTACCATTTTCCCAAATATAATCGTTTCCACCTAAACAATCATCACCAAATTCATCGATGGCAATGTTATCAGGGAACAAACCATAGTATTCATCTTTCTGCTCATATCGTGTCACTGTTGTAGAACGAAGGGCACGAACATCAATGAAGACAGTATCACCAATATCAGCAAACTTTTGACTGATATAATTCTCAATGTCGCCATATTCATTGGTGTGGTGTCTATCAATCCAAATTAGATCTTTATCACCATCTTCATATCTTTCTTCCCGATCTTCATCTGCCCAACATTCAATCTGACAAAGTTCACCTTTTTGTGTGTCGTAAGTAAACATAATTAACCTCCGATAATTGGATTGACACCGATTACTTTTGCCCTAGGATTACGGGCAGTTGCTGTTTCCTTTGCATCACGATAATTGCTGGCATAAACTTCCTCTGTGAAAACTTTGCCACCAACGTACAACTTTACTTCCCATTTCATTTTTGAAAATACTCCCCGATTGCTTTACTCATTGCGATAAGTTGTTCATGAATCTGATCAACTTCCAGACGGAGGTTCTCATCTTCACCCAATAAACTCATCAGATCAACTTCACTCCAATCCTCAACATTGATCGAACCATCTTTATACATTGGAGTGTAATATAGTGCCCCCTCACTACAAATGGAATAGGCACAACCTTGGTTTTCAGAAGTAAGAACAATCATGATCAGAAAATGTTAGTCCAACGAGTGTGATTTGCTTTGGTGATTCTACCTTCGTTCAGCATGTTGTCACACACTCTAACAAAGACTTCAAACTTTTGCTCTCTGGTGAGAGTATCTGCACCGTCGCAATTTTTCATCACACGGAGCATTTGTGCTTTAGATCGAATCATTTTAGAACGTAGCAGTAATCAATAGAATTAACGCAGAATCCTGTGGCAGATGTAATCTCTTCTACAAGATCATCACCATCACATGCTTGCCAAGTGGTGGACATTACATCTTCGATAATACTTTGTTGCTCTGTTGGTGATAACTCAAAATTGTCATCTTCAAAGTCGATGTTAATTTGGGTGACACGATAATTCATTTTTCTGATGGAAAGTTTGTTCAGTTGGTTGATACTATCAGAGAAAAGATCATTCATCAGAGGTACAGGAACGAACCGTAAGGATCACAAATGTGAGGATTATCTGCTAACTGTGTGATAAGATAACGGACACCTTTTGCAGGTGCTTTGTAACTGGCAGGTTTGTAACATTCACCAGAGTTCTTATCAACGAACATCCAGCAAGAACGTCCGTTAGTTCTTTCACCTCCAGTCATCAAATAAGACCAAACTTTGATATACTTTCGACCCTCTTCAATTTCCAGTTGAGTGTAAACAGACCGACCAGATTCGATCCCATTTACTTTCCACTCATTGTTCAACACTTCGATGAGTGCTTCAGTCAGAAATTGTGGTTTGGTTTGAGTGATCGTCATGGTGTGTTCCTTTGACTCTTATAGAATACATGAAAACAGCGACCCTACAAGCGGGTGTGTGCAACTAGATCAACTGGCACAGGCAAACCTACCATTGTTGAAGTTTGCATGAGAGAATTGCTCTCGATTGACATACTTAAACATACCAAAATCATTGACCTTAACATAACCTTCACCACCACATTGACGGTTGCCGATGTATGCTTTCGGTCCATTGTTCCGCATCAGGAACAACATATCATCTTTGATTGACTTGACGAGTGACCACAAACGCAATACATTCACGTCGATTTGATTAGCAAATGCAAGAGCATCTAGGGTCAGGTCATCAATAACGAGACCAGCACGAATAATGCTGTTAAGTTGTTGCTGAACCTGCTTCGATTGCTTGTCGCTCATAAACTCACACATACACGACATTTGCTTTGCAAATGCAACAATCTCATCGAAATCTTCATCAACTTGCCATGCATCAGGTTGCACGAACTTACAGGTCTCAGTATCATCGAAAGGATAGGATCTGTCAGAAACAAAGGCATCCTTCAATTCACCCGTCACAGTATCATAAAACGTGTGAGGTGCGATGATAATGTTTTGTTCGATTATTTCAGGAAAGATGTAAGTAATCGTATTGGGAGTAAAAGTATCATCACCACCAAACCCCAAAAAATCACCTTGAACAATCCCGTCGAAACTAGGAAGGCAATCGAAACAATGATGTAATATGTTAGCAACAACCCCAGAATGATTCCGATCAATGTCATCATGCGTTTCATTGATTTTAATCAGTTTTTTGTTGAATACAGATTTTGTGCCGACAAAGAAATTGCCAGTCGCAGGATTTGTGCCCCAAACAATAGCAGGAGCACCATCAATTTTCACGGAAAGATCACCATCAGAAAGCAACCAATCCAGTGCAGTCAGATCACCCGAAAGGATAGAATCTTCGGGGTGTTGGAGATGTGTGTTTTTCATGCTCTTAATATGGCATAGATTCACGGAAAAATCAAGAGGTAGTGTGACACTACCTCAACTGTCACTCAATTAAAGAAACCATCTAAATTGTTTTTATGATTTTTTGCCAGTCTATACTTATAAAAATTATCAAAATATCCTTTACTTTCTGATGCAATGGTCTTAAATCTTTCCTCTGGTTGATCAATCGCCATATCAAAAAGATAAAATAACTGATCTATCAAAGCACTGCTAAGTTGCCCTTTATTAAGTCTTTTATCTTGATGCTGTGGTTGTCCATTAGATTGATCCCATTCACGACATATCAATGCCAATGCTGTGGATCCTTTCCTTCCAGTAATATCTAACCCACCCAAGTTAGTGTTGTTAATGTCTAATACAGTTTTATACCATGCAGCAGACCAGTTATGTTTATGTCCAACCATTAGACTGGCAAAATATAACCAACTATCCCACTTGATTGATGAAGATACATTTGCAGCATCTCCAGTCTGTCTTTTCTTTTTAACATTGAAATCAACGTTATCAAGTTGATTGAAATATGGCATAAACTCTTTCACAGCATATGATAGAGTTTCTTGGTCTAGTCCACTATCACTAATAAATCCCTTTCTTTTCTTTTGATCATAACCAAACGTATAATGTGCAGCATATGATAGTGGTTGAGACTTCATAAATGCCGGATTATCTGGTTGAGCAATATCCTCATCAAGATATGCAGAATAAAACGCAGAATACATGGCATCGCTACGTTTTTCTACAGCACTTGTGCTGTCATGTTGTTTATATTGTTTTTTTACTTCTTTGATACTCTGTGCAGTTTGTTGTCCAATAACAAATCCACCATTTGCATCAATCAATTCTGGAGTAGCATCACTATCTCCATTAAGAATTACTTGAGGGCGAGTGTGCATATCTAACTTAAACACTGTCCCTGCTTTATATTTTATTCCGCTAACTTCATCAACGTCATCATTCAGAAGTGTAGTAGAATGACCGAGGTAATGAATAGACTGCCAAGGATTAAACCTCTCAATTACATCGGAACGTCTTGCTCTTTTTTTATATGGTCTTTCTATCGGATTAACATGATATTTTTTCTCATCAATCCAATCAAGAAATGGTACACGAACGAACTCTGGGGGTAAGGCAAAAGACATAAAAGGTCTCCTTAAATTGTAGGGGATGAAAAGGCAATAACCTTCTCAAGTTTCACTATTTATACTACTTCATCATAGAATCAATGTCAACCCCCTGATTATTGATTCTTTCCTCTGCAATCTTGAAGTATTCTGGATCGAATTCCATTCCAATAAATTTACGGTTTTGTTTCACAGCAGCAACACCAGTTGATCCCGATCCCATACAATTATCCAGAACAATTTCTTCTGGGTTAGAGTAAGTCTTGATTAACCATTCCATTAACGGAACTGGTTTTTGTGTGGGATGAATTTGTTGCTGAGCACTAAAATCTCTGGAGATATTGACAATGGACTTAGGATAACGTGTTCCTTTATTCTCAAATCCTTTCACGGGTTTCAAACCATAACCATGAGGATTTCTCTTGCTAACATAACCCTCAGGGTTCTTACTTTGCCTCTTAAATGGTTTTCCCTCTTCCATCTGTGGATTATATGTACCGCCAGAATTTTTGTAGAAGATGAGAATATTCTCATGTGTTTTCATTGGTCTATACTTAGCAAGACCAGGAGATCCACATTTATTCTTATTCCAAATCAACTCATATCTGAACCATTTAAGATTAGAACAGATCAACTGTGCAGTGAATGGTTGAGATCCAAACAGAACAATCACACCCTTAGGTTTAAGGATACGGGCATATTGTTCCCACATCTTATCATAATCTAAAACTTCATCCCACTTGATGCTGGTGGTGCCGTATGGTGGGTCGCAACAAATAAGATCGATGGATTTATCCTCAATATCATCCATCAATGAAAGACAGTCTCCTTGATATAATTCAGCGTTCATACAGTTAGGTAAAATGCAACAGGGTTAGATTGACTCGCACGAATCTCCATCTCAAGAGAATCTACTCGACTATCATAGTATTTTACCGCATTTTCAGCATTTGTAAAACGTACAAAAGAACCATCATCATCTGCTACAACAAGAGCATCAGTCTTGTCAAACAACTTTTTACATGCACGACGCAGGCAAAGTTTCTTCAATTCTTGATCAGTCAGTGACTCTTTTTCTTCTCCAGTGATTGCTTCCCAGAAACGTGCATTGAGTTTATTGATAATAGCAACTTCATACTTTTTCTTGTCAGTCTTACGGAACGGAACAAAGGTTTTTGTCTCAAGTAGTGACTTTTCATCACGATCTTCTAAGATCTGCATTAGATTCTTAGCAACGACACGTCCTTGCATATCATCAACGTTGATCTTTCCGCCGTTCCATTTCCATTCTTCACTCTTTGTAGGATAATCCAGTGGTCCTTCGTTAGGATAAAGCAAATCTCCACTGCCAGACTTAACAATAGTCACCAGAAAATTAGTGAGAAAAGCAACAAAAAACTCTCCGCGTCCGATGGATGCCATTCCACCATTTCCACCAGCGGTGATGTCAATAAAATATCGTGATGTGTCTTTAATTTCTTCACACACAAAATCAAAGACGTTACCTTCACTTACACCAGTGAATTTCTTCAGATCAAAAGATTCACCACTCTCAATAAGATCAAGCAAACGATTGAGATCAATTCCAGTGCGATATGCTGCCATGAAAACATCATTAGCAGCACTTGTTAAATGTCGATCGGGTTTATATTGCTTCTTCAGAATAGATTCCAAGCGATCGAGAGGGTTCATACTCATGTCTTTGATTCTTATAGTATATTCCAGATCCATAGCGGTGTCAAGGATCTGAATCAGTTTGCCAACTGTCACACAGGCAACCGTGCCACCGATCTTTTCTTTCTATATTTTTCTATGAAATTACGAGCACTAATTGAGTTTCTGCATTTTTTTAGTTGTTTCCCTTGGTGAATGACCATTAGACCATTGCCGCAAGGGACCGCAGCATAAAATCCATTTGTATCATCCCAGTCCCCAACAATGAACCCTAGTGGGCCACATTTAGGGTCAAGGATATTGCTGTTAGTTGGTTGGTCTTTC